TTTAAACTTATTGTCGGAATCATATATAAAATAAAAGGCATCATAATCATCATATTGACCAGATGTGAATTTTAATTCATATTTGAAAAAATCAGGGTTTAATGATTGTAGTGTTTTAAGAGCCTCTCTACCGAGCCATTCTCTCTTTTCATAATCATTTTGAAATTGTGGTTGCATATTCTTTTCTTGTGTTTAATATATATATTACAAGTAAAATATAAACTTTTGAAAAGGTGGATTTTTTACGACTTATCTTAATTCGTCTAAACCATCTTTTGTTTGTTTAGCACATTTGTACAGATTTTTAATATATTGAGTTATATCAATACCATAAGCAATCTTAACATTCTCATCAACAGATTTGAACTCGTTATAACAGATTGCTGCTGCCATCAACTTAGTAGTTAATAATTCTATTGATATAACTGACATAGTGAATTCATTTATTAGATTATGGTCTAAAATATGAGTAGTGATTACTAATAGTTGATAAACAAAGTTCTTCTTAAAGAATGAGAAGAATCTTCTACTAGTAAATTTTATTCCCAACTTATTACTTCTAATTATACCGAATATGGTATCTACTACAATCATAAAACCAACTACTAATAATAGAGGCTTGATAGGAGATATAAATACTAATAAAGCTCCTAAAATATATTTTAACCATTTTTCAAGTATAATCCAATTCATTTCTATATGTGTTATTTTTTTACCAGTTCAGAGGCCAGTTTGACCATCTTGTTGGTGCTGGACATAAAACTCCTCGTTGATTTGGAATATACATACCCCAGAAATAGTTATCACTTTTTGGATATTTATTTGAAAATCCCATACCACCTGCTAAGTATTCAGGATATAGATTAGGGTTATCTTTTAACCAATCAGTTGTTAATTGATTATAGTATTCAGCCCAACTTCTTACAGAATCTTTTAGATAATTTACTTCTCTTAAATCAGAAGGATTTGAATTATCACTATTCTGTTTTGACACGGCTTTATTTGTGAATTTATAATTACTCCATAGGATATATTCATAAATAACCCAGTATTGAAGAGCAGGTTGAATGTATTGTCTTAATAGTTGTATCTGTGGTGATGTTAAAGTATTATTGATTATATTATTTTCTAAAGCTTCATATAAATTTGTTCCTAATAATCTTGCTATATAAACATCTTGAGCTGGTCTGATAAAGGTTCTTAATTCATCATCATTAACATAACCTAAAACAGGCGTGTTATCTTTAATATATTTTGTAGTTATAAAAGCGCTGAATGTTGCTGCCATATTATCCTTCTATTTTTTTTATATCAATCTCATATTTCTTGATTTTGATTTCAGTTATGCCATTTATTTCAGCTAATTTACCAAAAGCTCTCTCAATAAATGTCTGTTTGTAATTTATATAAACTGATTGAAAGATTTCTAATCCTTCTAATAACTGATCCTTCGTTCCTAACTGACCTGGTGTTGAGACACCAAATAAATCTGGCGTTGTTACTTCATTTGCTGTAAATATATTCTGTCTAATCAAGTCATTTAAGTCCTTGTATCTCGCATCTGTATCTGCTAACGGAATTGGTTCTAATTTTGGTTCTTCATCTTTACCATTACTAAAAGTTAAAATGAATTTTCCTGCGTTCCAAGTTCCTGTATATTTTTCAGAGATTTCTCTATAAGCCACTTCCATTTCTTCTGGTGTCGGAACACCTGTTGCAAAGTTTAGAATAAAACCAGCATTAAAGCCATTTTGAATTGTTGCTCTATGAAAATTACTAATCTCCCATTCAGCTAAAATCCAATTTATAGAAGAATAATATGATGGTATTGGGTAGAACATTCTTGAACCTGGTTGATATTCAGTCACATAAAGAATTTGAGATTTGTTTTCAGTATATTTTCTTGAAAATCCTTGATATTTCTTTGGTTGATGTTTTCTCATATAACTCCAATCTTGACTTACCCAGTAATATTTAGGCAATCCATTTTCGGCATTATTTTTATCAACTCTAACCGTTTCGAATGGAATATGAGATATTTCAGCTATCTCGTTTCCAAGTTGATTCCACCTTATATTTAGAGCAAATCCTCCGTGTATCTCTAAATCATAAGAAATTTTAATTAATATATCATTTAATGAATCATCACTGAATTTGTTTTTAACAAAATCATTAACTTTCGGGTCCAGTGATTCAACGAATCCACCACCAGAAATCATTTTAACTTTTCTATTTATGATTGTTTTATGTGTAATAGATTTCATATGATAAACATCCACTAAAAATTGTGGAAATAAATTATCTATGCCACACTCGACCCAATCTTTAAAACCAGTTTCTCTAAACTCTGGTATATTTATTTTTTCATTTAAATTAATAACTCTAAAATTAAATTTATTCTCCATAATTTTTTTTATGTTTTGTTTTTCTTGAGTATGTTTTTTTACTTTTCCTAATTAAAGGTCTTGTTGCTTGCCATATTTCTTGTATAGTAATCACAATCTTTTTCATTTTACTCAAAATAAATTATTGTTGAATTATCACCACCATCATAATATGTTGTTTGTGGAATAACTTGTCCTTCAATTTTTAATTCACCTTTATATAATAACGATGCTGATGCTATATTCAAATCATATTGATAAGGTGTCTCATATATACTCATAAAGTAATTACCTTGGTCCAGATTGAACCTTGATTGTGTTGCTGAAAAAGTTACTCCATTTACAAAATTAAACTCATTATACGATAGTGGTATACTTGAAACATCATCACCAGTGAAAGTCGTAATCGCTTTCGAATTCTGGTTTTGTAGTTGAAATATAAAATATGGTTGAGTATATTGAGACACCTTACTCAATCTAAAAACAACACTTGATGTTCCACTTTCCTGAATTATTACCATCTTTTAATTAACTTTTTCTAACTTTAAATATACTTTTTATCATTTTGTTTATGAAATAAAAAAGGCTGATAGAAAATCTACCAACCTTTTTAAACACACTATGAAAATCACACTTATTAAGATATGATCGAAGCTGCTAAAGTAGCATCTACCTCATTTGCTGGTTCACTCTCTTTTAACTCGAAAGTTAAAGTAAAACCAGCCAAGTCACCAAAAGCCTTACCAGGTCCAGAAGATCCAGCTGAAGCTCTACCACCATTTACTTTTCCAAATAGGAAGTATTTACCATTTTGAGTTTTAGCGATGATTCTAACTCTTGCTTGTGTTAAAGCTAAGAATTGCTCTCTTGTAGCTGAATCCATTTTCTCTAAAGTAATCGTAACGGTTTGAACGTAGTGAGTAGTTCCAGTTTCGTTGTTGAATTGTCCTTCTTGAGTCACCGAAGCTTGTTCTGTATATTGCTCGAATTTATAGAATGAAGCAGTTGGTGATATACCTGTAATAACTGATGCTGCACCGAGTGTATAAGTTGTTGCATCGTTGTAAGAAGAAATAGCGATAAACTCCACGCCACCGACTGAATCTCTACAACCTAAACTATATCCTGATGAAATTACACAAGCCATATTATTTTTTAATTTTTTTTTCTTTGATTAGGTGGTGAGATATTCTCCTAAACTCACCACCTTTTCAATTTATATTCTTACTTTATTAGATTTTGTATAGAACAACAAATTCTGGGAATGCTACTTGAGCACCTTGTTTCCATTTACTTCTGAAATATACTTTATCATCTTTTTGGTAGTAGAAAACTTCGAAAGTTTCGTAGTCATTCAACATATCAGTACCGAAGTAAAGGTTAGCTGCTGGAGTACAAACAATTCTATTTGAACCATTTAATCCTCTAACCGCGATTACGTTGAAAGCAGTTCCTAAATAACCATTGATTCTAAAATCACCTTGATTTGCATCATAGTGGAAGAAGTTAGCATCTCTCAATGCTTGAGTCAAAAGAGTAAAGTTAGGATATGAAATGTAAATGTTAAGGTTATCTTCACCTAAAGCATCAGTTGCGCTTGCGTTAAAAGCACTGATAATAGAATCGATGATATCGATTGCTGTAGCTTTTGTGAAAGAAGCTGTGATTCCTGGTGTGATAACACTTGAAGTTGCTGAAGTAAATTGAAGTAAATTCAATATACCATCACAAAGTGCTAAGTTTCCAGAAGCAGCGCCTTGTCCAGTTACGTTGTTTCCGTTTTTAGAGCCTTTCCAGAATAAATCTTCAGAAAGAGCTTGGATTTTTCTTACTTTATCTTCTGTATAAAGTTGTTCGAATGGAATCTGCTCGTTGTAAGAGCCAGCTCTCATAAGTTTTCCAGTCCAGTAGTCCTCAAGATCATTTAAACAAACATCTTCAAAAACGGTTAAAGGACAAACTTCTAAATCTCTTTGTGAAAGAACAACTGAACCAGTTGCTGACATTCCACAAGAAGTAGCTGCTGCACTTAATGTTGAGTTAAGAATGTTTAATGAAGCCTTGTATTTTACATCTGGTTGAACTGATATACCAGTATCAATAGTTCTACCCTTCAAAACCGCTTTTGCGATTAAGTCTGTAGCCAACTGATCAGTATATTTAGTCAAGTTTGATAAATTAATTACACCTGCCATAATTCTTATTTTTTTTTATTTTTTACTAATTTAGGATTAGTTGTCCTTTTGATTTATGAATTTTATTAAATCTTTTACTTTCTCATCTCTGTTACCAACTTTCTTGAAGTTGTCCATAAAACCAGATTTTGTTAATTCTACTTTTTCACCTGCTGGTGTTTTAGAAAACTCTTCTGCTAAATATACGGTTGCTTCTTGAACCTTTGAAAGTTTAGTTTCTTTTTCAGCCATTTTCTTTTCCATCTCTTCTTTAGCAACTTCAAGATTTTTTACCTTCTCTTCAAGTTCCATAAGTTTTTTCATAACTTCTTCGGAAACATCTTTCTTTTCTTTTTCAGCTTCTTTTTTATCTACTGATGGTGCTTCGACCGTATCATCTTCAACTTCATCTTCTACCTCATCTTCAAGATTTTCAACTGGTTTGATTTCAGTGATTTTACCACCAACCGTAACTACTACGGTTCCATCTTCTAATTTATGCTCTGCGTCAAAAACTGGTGCTTTACTACCATTTTCATCTATAACATAAACTTCCGAACCAACTCTAAATTCATCGTCTTCACAATAAATAGTTGTTCCGTCAGCAAGTTTCACCTCAGCCATTTTGATTTCAGCTTGAGTACCAAAAAGCATCTTCTTAACATTTTCTATCAATTCTGCTTTATTCATAATTTAATTTTCTTTTTTATTCTATACTTAAATATAGATCTTGTCTTTTTTGTTGATTTTTATTAAAGTATGCCTCCGATGTATCTAACACCAGCTCTCCACATAATCTAAATCAAATCTATTTTTTCTATCTAACATATTTTAATTTTATTTTTTGAATAGATTTTCTAATCTATCATAAACTTGATTTATTGAATCATTAGATTTTAATATATCAACTAACTCTTCATACAACTCATCAATCTTTTCAGTCTTTGAAAGTTTTTGTTTATCTATCTGCTCTAATTTTCTCTGTGCCCATTCAATTCCTTCATCACCACCCCAAGCTAACCACATCAATCTACCACAACCATCACCTAATTTTTTCTGTGAATTTTGTCTATGTCTTTCAAAAGCCGCCATTCTAGCAATTGTATCTCTCGAAATCTTTTCTTTATTGGCTAATTGATTAGCTCTGATTTTTCCTACTGGTGTTCCACAAGATCCCCAACCATTTTCCTCAGCCCATCTTAAAGCAACTTTCGCGTTCTCAGTTGCTGCTTGTGGATAGTCTGAATAAGTTTCAAAATTATCTCTTAATAAATCAGACATTTTAGAATAATCACTTTCTATCATATCTTCAACTTTACTTAACTTTGAAATTATTTCAACTGAAAATCCTTTCAAGTCACCAGTTTTGATATAATCTTGCCAAAAGTTATCATCTTCTATATAAACTGAACCAACCCAAGATCCTTCTGGAACTTCAAATCCAAAATCGGTTTTAAGTAATTCAGATGTTATGAAATTTTCAACTACAAATCCATTTACTTTATTATCTCCGTGTTGGAAATTTATATTCTTATTAAAATTATTCTTATTAAACTTCTTAACTATTTTTTGTATAGTATCTTTTGAAAAATAAGTATAGTATTCACCCATTCTCTCATCATTTCTATAAATCAATTTATCTGGAACAATAAAAAATTATTGTATGGTGTTTTTATTGTTCCAGATAAATT